TTATTAATTCAACAGTATATAGATGAAAAACCACCTAATTTTCAATTTAAAATAAAAACATGTAATAAACTAATATCAATTATAAAAGATTTAGATTATGAAATAGAGTCATCAAAACAATTGATAAATATGAAGGGAATTGGTAAAAACACATTAAATAAAATTGATGAAATAATTAATTCTGATACAAAAATTTTAAAAGAAATTAATAATACTGATAATTCAATAGAAAAAAAAATAATATTTAATAAAGAATTACAAAAATTAAAAAACATTACAGGAGTAGGACCAATAAAAGCAAAAATATTAATTGAAAGAAATTTTACATTAGAAATTCTATTAGAAGCTTTTAAAAAAAATAATAAACTTATATTATCAAATTTAACTCATCATCAATTATTAGGATTAAAATATTATAAAGATTTAGAATGTAAAATACCACGAGAAATAATTAACAAATTTAATTATATTTTAAAAGGTATTTTTTCTAATTTTAATTATAAAATTTGTGGAAGTTACAGACGAGGTAAAAATGAATCAGGTGATATTGATTTATTATTTAGTTTTAATAGTAATTATAAAGAATTTAATCTTGATTTAATTATAAATAAATTAATTGATGAAAATATTATAGTTGATAATTTAACTAATAAAGGTGAAACAAAATTTATGGGATTTGCTAAATTAGATTGTTATAAATATGCTATGAGAATTGATATTAGAATAGTTTCAGAAGAGTCATTTCCTTTTGCTGTATTATACTTCACAGGTTCAAAAAAAACTAATACATATATGAGAAATATAGCAATACAGAAAGGATTAAAATTATCTGAGTATAATTTATGTGATAAAAATGGAAATTCTATTAAAGATCTAAATTCTGAGAAAGATATATTTGAGTATCTTAATTTAAAATATATTGAACCAATAGAAAGATAATATAAAAATTAATTATAATTATATTTATTTATAATTGATTTTTATATTATCTATGTAAATTATATTAGTATTATACAATTTATATTTTTTTTTCAAATTTATCTAAATATGTACTACAAAAATTTTCTATTCTATAATCTATTTTTGTTTTTTTTAAGTTTGTTTTTGCAAATTTTAATTCATCTGCAAATGTTTTTTTAATAAAAATATTTTTTTTTGTTTTTTTTAAATTATTTTTACATTTTATTAAATCTTTACTGTTAGGAATAAATTGTTTATTACTTACTATTTTACTATTTCTTTTATTAATTTCATATATTATTTCTTGTTGAGAAGGATAATAAAATTGTTTTTTTATTGGTATAGTTTTATTTAAATTCATTTTAACTTTCATAGTATCCTTCTCATCATAAATATTATTACTTGTTTTGTCCCAACCTAATAAATAATATATATATTCAAACATTCTATATATTATTAATTATAAAAAAAAATAATTAATCATACTTAACTTTTTTTTATTTCATGAAATTCTTCATCAGTTAAACTATTATTAATATCAAAATAATTTATTAAATCATTTTCCGTTTTACATTTTAAAATTCTATTAGCCATAACTTTACAAGATTTCTCAAGTAAAGTATTCATACAAAAAAAATCACTAATTGTTGTAATATCAAATAATTCTTGTTGAGATAAATTTGTTAAAAAATTATCTAAATTTAAAATATTATTACTAAAATATTCTTTAATTAATAATAATATATTATAATCAATATCTAAATCTAAATATTGTGGTGTACTATAAAAATCTTCAATTTCATTATAATTTTTTTCATCCAATAAGAATAAGTCGTAAATAAATGTTGATTCATAACAAAATGACCTTATATCAAATTCAACACATTTATTATTTTTTGTTGATTTTATTATTAACATTATATTATTATAAATAATAATTTTTAAATTATTATTATTAATTAATAATAATAATTTAAAATTTAATTTAGATATGTCAAATAAAAAAAATAATATTTTATTTGTAGATATTAAAAAAGACTATCCAGAAAATAATGAATGGGATGAAACTAATAAACTAATTAAGGATTTTTACCAGACCGCAGAAATTAAAAACTATAGATTTTCAATAATATTTAATATTACAAAACTTGGTAATTTAGAATTTAAAAAATATAAAGATTGGATAAATTTATTTAATAGATTAAAAAATAAAACAGAAAAATATATTAATAAAACATGTATAGTTGTAAATAATAAAATAATAAAAACCTCAATTAATTTATTTTTACGTATATATAAACCTATAAGACCTATGAAAATTGTTGATAATATACAACAATCATTAGATTATATTAATAATAAAGATACTTAAAGATAAATTACTATATAATTATAAGGTGGATTTATCTTAACATCTTGTGAGAGAATAATTTTTAATTATATTTTATAATGAAGTAAAATTATTTAAAGAGATAATTAGAACCAAAAATTCTATATTTTTGAAATGTATTGCACATTAACTTCTTTTTACCATTTTTCTTTTTTTTTATAATTATATAATATGAGTTTTACATATGATTATACAATTATTGGGGGAGGACCAACAGGTTTGATATGTTCATATTATTTATCACGAAAAGGTTATAAAGTTTTACTATTAGAAGCAACTAATTCATTAGGTGGATGTCATAGAGTAACAAAAAATGATAAAAATTTACATATGGAACATTCACCAAGAATTTATCCAAATTCATTTTTAAATTTTTTTAAATTTATACAAGATGAATTAAAAATTGAAACAAATAAAAATTTTGTTAATTATAAATTTCAATTTTATAGTATGCAAATGATTAATTTTATTTTAAAAATAAAATTAATTGATATAACAAAACTTTATTATACATATTTTAAAAATAAAGTTTTTAGAGTACCTATTTCATTAAAATATACAGTATTAGATTATGTTTATCAATATAATTTTCATAAATCTTCAATTAAAGTATTAAATAATTTTTGTAATTTAATTGATGGTGGTGATATAGATAAAACATTATTATCAACTCTATTAGATTCTATGGATGGAATGGGATTATATAGTATACTACAACCAAGCTTACCTATGGATGAATTAATATTTAATAAATTACAAAATAAATTAATATCACAAAAAGTAAATATAATTTTAAATAGTTCTGTAATTCATGTTAAAAAAAACAATAACACTTTAAAAATATTAACAAAATATACACATTTTTCATCTAAAAAAATAATTTTTGCAATTCCACCATTTGCTATTAATAAAATTAATAATGCTGTTGAATTATTAGGTTACAATAAAAATGAATTTAATATTTGGAGCAATTACAGTTTATATAAAGATTATATATCTTTTAGTTTTGAATTTGATATACAAATTAAAAATACAAAAGATATATGGGGAGGAATAAGTACTCATCCATGGGGTGAGATATTTATTGATTATGTAAATTATTTTAAAAACCAAAAAACAAGTTTAATTATAATTACAATAAATAATTTGGATAATATAGATCCAAGTACTGGAAAAACAGCAAATCAAATGAATAAACAAGAATTAATAAAAACAGTAAAAAATATATTAAAACAAACTTTAAAATTAGATATTGAACCTATTAAATCAGATATTTATCCTTATGTAAAAAAGATTAATAATAAATGGTTTCAACATGATAAATCATTTTTAATAACCAAACAGGGAATACTAAAACCTAAATTTTACCCCACAAATATTTATACAGTAGGACATCATATCGGTTATAGTCATCATACTTATAATACAATTGAATCTGCAGTTATAAATTCTTATGTATTTTTAAATACTATTGAAAATTTAAATTTAAAAATAATAAAATCTACTCCATTATCACACTATATAGTAATAATTATATTAATAATTCTATTTATTCATTTATACTTAAATGGAAATTATTTAAATTATTTGATAAAATTATAAAATATCAACAATATAATTTGTTTTGTAGTAATTATACATTTAACAATGATATATAATTATATTAATTTTATTTATTAATTAAAAATAATTAATAAATAAAATATAAAATTAAATAAAATATATATGTAACACTAAAAATATAGATTATAATTAATTACGTAAAATAATAGAATTATTTAAAAATACTGATTCCGCTCAAGATGGAAAATAACTTTAGAAGAAATTATTGTTTAGCATTAAATATAAATTATAACATATTTAGTATTTTTTTTATATAATATATATATATATATATGATAAATTATAAATCAAAATATTTGAAGTATAAATTAAAATACAAAAATTTATTTAAAGTAAAAAATAATTTACAAATAGGAGGAGTACATCATACACATTTTATTAAATTTAAAATTTTTAATTTATTAGCATCAACATACTATGAAAACGAACACCAGATTATAAGTGACTGTAGTTATAATAGTAGTTTAGGTGTAGAACCTCACCAAAATGATTGTGGTCCTGGAGCATTATGGCCTACGGGACTTATAAATAAAGCTGAAGCATTAAAATTATATGAGAAATCAAAAGGAGTAGGTTTAAAAAATACTGAAATAATAAACGCAATAATGGTAAGCTCGAATGGAGGAATTAATACTAATTTTCAACTAACTAATGTGGGGGGTAATTTTTTTAATTTCTTTAATGCTCTCCCAATTTATGATAGAGGAGAACTTGATAAAGGTTATTTAGTAATCATAAGAATTCCAACTACATCCGGATCAAATTTTGGTCATTATATAAATATTGGTAGAGATGAAAACAAAAATCTTATAATTGTTGATAGGCAAGAATTCGCTTATAAAAATTTTGAAAATAATAAAAAAATACATATAGGAGAAAAAGATATTAATCATTATCTTAGTAAAGCAGCACCGTCTATTGGTCAAATTACCCATGTAGAACTACTTATAATAAATAATAAGAATACATATAATTTATATAACACAAAACATAGGGAAGTAATATGGGTTAAAATTTTAAAAGATACTAATGGTTTAAACATATCTGTAGAAGTAATAGTTATTAAGAAACATGATAAAGATAATTATATTACAGATGTGTCTGAGATTGTTGTAAGATTTAGTATGACTATTCAAGAATTTAACCAACAGTTAGTAGATGAAGGAGGAGAATACGTTGGTGAAATGGACACATTTTTGGGTTTTAAATTTGATGATTTGTTCATGGACCCAGCAGAGGCACTAACAGATGAAGAAATGGTATAACTATTCAAAATTTTAAACAGAAGTTAGTAGATGAAGGAGGAAAATACATAAATGAATTGAACAATTTTTTGAATTCTAGTTTTGACAAAAGCTTTGAATTAGTTGAAATTTTTAAATTATGAGTTACAAGTCCATTAAAAACTCCTCTCATTTTTCACATTACAAGTTAAATAGGAGATATTGTTCATATGTTATATAAAAAAAATATAAACTCCTCCTGGTGGGTTCGAACCACCGACCTATCGGTTAACAGCCGAGCGCTCTACCAACTGAGCCAAGGAGGAATAAAGCGAATTAAATAACGTTTTAACCATCGCAAAAATTAAAACGTAAAAGCTCCTCCTGGTGGGTTCGAACCACCGACCTATCGGTTAACAGCCGAGCGCTCTACCAACTGAGCCAAGGAGGAATTAAGTTTAAACTTATAGTTACCAGTTATAAACTGGGTCTAGGGATGGATTCGAACCATCTCAATCTAATATCCTGTTAGACGCTAACCATTTAGCATCCTAGACTAAATATAGTATATATAAAAATGAAGATATATATATAAATACATAAATGTTATTTGTAATTCAATCATCCTTTGTATATTTTTTGACGAATATACAAACATCCCAACTCTTTTAGATGAAGTTGAAAACATCCAATTCTTATTTAGGTAGAAAAGTACACCTTGTTATATATTTCTAACAAATCCATACAAATTTATTAGATGAAAATGGCTAATACCATTCATATAATTTAAATAAAATATTTAAATTATACTCGATATAGATAGATAAATGCTGCAAGATGATTTTTATATATGTTAAATTTGAAAATCAAAATATGCTAAGTGTGGGGTTCGAACCCACGAAGCCGAAGCTAGTAGATCTTAAGTCTACCCCCTTAGACCACTCGGGCAACTTAGCTAAACTGACATCATCATCAAATTTATTTATTAAATTTGTAATTGCTGTTAGATGTCAAAAATTCGTCGTAACAGGTATGTACACTCATTACTATACTACCTCTATTACAACATCCGGAAATAGAATCAATCCAATAAGATGAGTTCTATCACATAACCTTATTGTGTTATACTTTACATATTATATTAATAGTATCTTTTTAAGTAGTTATATATAATATAATAATTATTTATGACATAATTTAAATTTGGTTAAATTTATAATTATTGTTAGATGTCTATTTTACATATTATATTAATAGTATCTTTTTAAGTAGTTATATATAATATAATAATTATTTATGACATAATTTAAATTTAATTATATTTATTGCATTTTATTGCATTTATTGCATTTTATTGCATTTATTGCATTTTATTGCATTTATTGCATTTATTGCATTTTATTGCATTTATTGCATTTATTGCATTTATTGCATTTATTGCATTTTATTGCATTTTATTGCATTTATTGCATTTTATTGCATTTTATTGCATTTATTGCATTTTATTGCATTTATTGCATTTATTGCATTTATTGCATTTTATTGCATTTTATTGCATTTATTGCATTTATTGCATTTTATTGCATTTTATTGCATTTTATTGCATATATATATATATATTAAAAATTAAATTATATATAAGAATAGAATTATTGTTTAACATTAATATATTTTAATTTATATTTTAAACACTTTTTTCTAATTAAGTATATATAATATAAATATATTTTTTATGAAATTATAAAAATTTCTTTATATAATTTTTTTTAATTTATTTTATATAAATTTAAAAAATATGTTATGTGTAAGATTTGAACTCATAAGTAGCTCCACCGGTAGAATTAACATAGGAAGAAAATTAAAAAAAAACATAGAACATAAGTAGATAGAAAATTTTATAAATAAAGTTATATTACAAAAACAAAATGAAAAGCATTAAATGTGAATGTGACGTTCATAAAGAAATCATATATCAGAACATATAAAATATCCAAAGCATAATTTAATCAAAAAATTAAATTAAATATAATTAATAATATAATATTTAAACATTTTTTTATAAAAAATAAAAAAAATAATCCCCTGGGATTATGAAGGTTTCCCACACCGGAGTTCGAATCCGGGCCTCTGCTGTGAAAGAGCAGAATCCTAACCACTAGACCATATGGGAAAATATTTTGTGCTCCTTGGCAGGCTTGAACTGCCGACCTCAGCATTATAAGTACTGCGCTCTACCAACTAAGCTAAAGGAGCAAAAATGGGTTGTATTCTGTCTTCTAGAAAATGCGCTCTACCAATTGAGCTAAATAGAGAATAACTCTATTATTGGACTCGAACCAATAACCACATGCTTAAAGGCAATAGTATTATTGCTGTGAGAAGACTATACAAAAAGTGCTGAGTGTGGGGTTCGAACCCACGCGTACGAATACAGTAGATCTTAAGTCTACCCCCTTAGACCACTCGGGCAACTCAGCAAAATATTATAAATGGAAATTATTTTGGAATATGTGTCTGATATCATTTTTATTATATAATTAATATTGAATTGCTGTTGGATATCTATTTCACATATTACATTACTAATATGTTTTTAAGTAGTTATATGTATATATATATATATATATATTAATTTATTGAATTGTGCTCCTTGGCAGGCTTGAACTGCCGACCTCAGCATTATAAGTACTGCGCTCTACCAACTAAGCTAAAGGAGCTATAATATATTCAGATATCGTAATGTTATAAGCATAACTTTTAAGAGTAATCCCTATAATTAATAATTATATTAATTGCTGTTGGATATCTATTTCACATATTACATTACTAATATGTTTTTAAGTAGTTATATGTATATATATATATATATATATTAATTTATTGAATTGTGCTCCTTGGCAGGCTTGAACTGCCGACCTCAGCATTATAAGTACTGCGCTCTACCAACTAAGCTAAAGGAGCTATA